TAAAAGGAGCAAGAGGAGCTGCAAATAAAATACAACAAAGAAATACTAAAGGACAAGGAGGTGGCAAGTTTAATCCTCCTAATGTAAAACCTAACAGAAGTAATAAAAATAGCACTGCAGTTTCTAAAAGAAAAACTACTGAAATAAAAAAGCCAAGCACAGCTGTTGTTAAAAATTCACCAAAAAGATTTTCTCCTAATAGAGGTCCTAATACTCAGCAGTTAGCAAATAGAGCAGTTGTTACATCTGGTGTAAGTGAGTTAATTAAACCTAAAAAATCTGTGGCTAAACCAATAGAAAAGAAAAAAGAACCAGTTATTAAAAAACCAAACAAACCACCTATTAAAAAAGATAAAAAACCTAATATAATTAAATCTAAGCCAATAAAGAAAACTAATATAACTGCAGGTGGAAATACTGGTTTTGGTGCAAAGGGTAATGTATTTGTATCTAGCGAAAAAAGAAGAAAAGAACTTATGGATAAATTTGGTGGCACTGGGTCAGCGGCAGCCAAAGCAGCAATGAGAGGAACACAAGGTAACATGGTTAAAAGAGCAGCTGGTGGATTAAAGCCTGTACCAGAAGGCAATAAAGGATTGGGTAAGTTACCTTCTCCAGTTCGTAATAAAATGGGCTACATGAAAAAAGGTGGCATTGTAAAGATGCGTGGTGGCGGAGCAGCTACTAGAGGAATGAATTTTAATAGAGGTCGTTAATTGTCGCAACTGATATGCAATCTTCCTGCAATTCATGTTTGGGTAAGAAGAGAGTATCTTAGAGATCATGAAGATGGTCATGGAGAGTTTGTTAAAGGTGTGTGGGTTTCTTGTAAATCTATGCCGGGCAGAGCTTTTTATTTTGAAACTTACCTTCCTGATTATGGGGCCATGTTCGATAAGCTACCAATTAGTGCATTTGTTTCTGAACCAGAGACACCTAAAAAGGATTTAGAGCTTCATAACCTACAGTTTTGGAATTGTATGGATTACGGTGTTGTATCTATACATAAACAATTTGTTAGCTCAATGATGTTTGAGGCATACACAAGAGATCAAGGCAAGTTAAAAGGCACTTATGTAGCAACTATAGATAATTATCATGCAGATATAAATACTATAGACTACAGTACAAGCGAAACACCTGCAGAACACAAGTCTCATAATCTGCTTGAGTTGGAAAATGGACAGTTTGGATTGTATCCTAATAACAGAATGAGAATATATGATAACAGTTTAACACCAGACAAGCCCTTGATGCCTGACTTCAAAGTGAGTACAATGGAATATCAAGTAGAAAATAATCCTAGTTTAAGCAGGTATGGTGATAGCGATGATTATTTTTACAAAAGTAAGGATGAAAAATAATGGCATATACTAGTGGAAAACATGCATTTGGTATCTGTGACAGGACAGGATTTAGATATGACATAAAAGACCTTGTATTTGAGGTCGAGAACGGCGTTAGAACGGGTCTAAGGGTAGGTTATGATGTTGTTGATAGAGATCACCCACAAAACTTCTTAGGTAGGCTTAAAATAGATGATACGCAGAGTTTGTTAGATGCAAGACCAGATAGATTAGAGCCTGCTACAGAGCGTCTTTTATTGGTTGACCCATTCACAACAGCTGCAGCAGATAGTGGCAGCACAGTAATTACAGTTGTAGAAAAGAGTCATGGAAGAGCTACATCAGATAGAGTTAGATTTAGAAACTGTGTAGGATTTGATGGAATTACTAAAGCTAACTTTGAATTAGCTGTAGGATATGTTATAACTAAAACAACAGATGATGCATATACAATAAGTATTTCTGCATCTTCTACAACAGGTTCTGTTACTGGAGGAGGTGTATTTGTTACAGTTGGTCCAGTTTCTTTGGAGGCTTAAATGAGCTTTACGTTTGCACAATTAAAGACAGCAATACAAGATTACACTGATAATTCAGAATCATCATTTGTTTCTCATCTTTCTGATTTTATAAAAGCATCAGAAGAAAGAATATTTAAAAGTGTTGATCTAGAAATATTTAGAAAAAATGTTACCTCTGCTTTTACTGCTAGTGATAAGTTTTTAACAATCCCTTCAGATTATTTATCTACATTTTCTATGCAAATCACAACTGCAGGTAGCGAAGCTTTCCTTTTACAAAAAGATGTAAACTTTTTACAAGAAGCCTATAGTGGCTCTACATCTACAGCAACTCCAAGATATTATGCTCAATTTGACGAAGATAATTTTATAGTTGCCCCTACCCCAAACTCAAATTACGCAATAGAATTACACTATTATTATAGACCAACTAGCTTAACAGCAGGTGCAGATAGTGCTACAACATGGTTAAGTGACAATGCACCATTTGCATTATTGTTTGGTGCATTAGTAGATGCGTACATTTTTATGAAAGGTGAGCCTGACCTAATACAGCAATACGAAAAAAGATTTATAGATCAATTAACAAGACTTAAAGATTATGGAGAAGCAAGAGAAAATACTGATGCTTATTCTGAAGGTCTACCAAAAGCACAAAGAACATAGGAGTAAAAAATGGCAACAGCAAATGCATCAACCAATTATCTAGAGAGAAGAATATTACATTTTATATTCAAAAATAATTCTCTTAGTTTTTCCAGTCCCGGTGACAGTATTTATGTAGGATTGGCAACAGCAGTATCTGCCGCAGAAACTGGTTCACTTACGGAAGCAACCTTTACAAACTACGCAAGGCAACAAGTAGCTGCTTCTGGTTGGACAACTATAGGAGCAGATTCAACAGATACACAGACTGCAACTAATGCAGCGAATATTGAGTTTCCAGCCTCTGGTGGAACAAACAATACAATAACACATGTGTTTGTTGTAGACGCTTCAAGCAGTGGTAATATATTATTTGTAGGAGCTTTGGATGCTAGTAAGGTTATAGCATCAGGTGATATTTTTAGAATTAATGCAGGGAATCTTACTATAGAGTTGAAATAATGGCACTAGTAATATCAGACAGAGTAAAAGAAACCACGACTACAACTGGTACTGGCACATATACTTTAGGTGGTGCTGTTACTGGCTTTGAGACTTTTACTGCTAATTTAAGTAACTCTGATACCACATATTATGCTTGTTCCGATGGTACAGACTTCGAGGTTGGTTTAGGCACATTCACATCTTCTGGTACTACATTAGCTAGAACAACTATCTTAGCTAGTTCTAATTCTAATAATGCAGTTAGCTGGAGTTCTGGAACAAGAACAATATTTTGTACGTTACCTGCAGCCAAAACAGTATTTTTAGATGCTAGTGGCAATGCAACATTAGGTGCAGATTTATCAGTTGGTGATGATCTAACGGTAAATGGTGGTGTTATAGATGTTAAGAATACTGGGGCACAATCTGTTGTTAGATTTTATTGTGAATCTAGTAATGCTCACTATACCGAAATAAAAGCAGCTCCTCACTCTGCTTATTCTGGTAATGCAACTCTTGTTCTTCCATCTTCAAACGACACTATTGTGGGTAGAGCCACTACAGATACTTTAACAAATAAAACTATTGATGCTTCTCAGTTATCTGGAACTGTAGCCAATGCAAGATTGGATGCAGAATTACAAGCACTTGCTGGATTAACATCTGCTGCAGATAAGGGTATACAGTTCACTGGTTCGGGTGCCGCTGCAACATATGACTTAACTGCGGCTGGAAAAGCATTATTAGATGATGCAGATGCAGCAGCACAAAGATCAACATTAGGATTAGGAACAGCGTCTACACTTGCAGTAGGTGTATCAAATACAAATGTAGCACAGTTTGGTTCTGGTATTGCAGATAATGATTTTTTAAAAATAAATAGTACTACAGTTGAGGGCAGAAGTGCTGCAGAAGTCTTGTCGGATATTGGCGGACAAGCTAGTTTAACATTTGGTATATCTAATACTAATGCAGTTAAAATTGACAGTGCAAGTGTGGCAGACGATGAGTATGCTAGATTTACTGCAAATGGTTTAGAAAGTAGAAGTGTTTCAGAAGTAGCCTCTGATATTGGAGCTGCAACAGTAGATGACGCCACGGCTTTGGCTATTGCTTTGGGTTGATTAGGAGATAAAGAATGGCGAATACATTTAAAGTTATTACAAGAGACGTTGCTCCTGCAAGTGCGGGAACACCCGAAACATTATATACAGTACAAAGCGGTAGTACGATTGTAATATTAGGATTAACTCTTTGTAACGTACATACATCACAAGTCACTGGCACAGTTCAGTTAGTAAGTACTACAACACAAACATCTCAGACAGCCAACACAACAGCATTTATTGCAAAAAATATTCCTATACCTGTTGGCTCTACAGTAGAATTGTTTGCGGGAAATAAGATTAACTTGAATGTAGGAGATATTATTAAAATTGATTGTTCTGTAACAGATAAGCTGTCAGTGACAATGAGCTATATGGAGATAACCTAATGCCTTTTATTGGTTCAGCACCGGTTACAAACTTTGAAACGACTACTGCCGTACAAAGATTCAATGGCGATGGATCGGATACCACATTTACATTAACGACTGCCGTTAGTTCAGTACAAGAT